TCAAATGATATTGACATTATGCGTAAGGTAGTCACTGAATTTAGCACCACGTCTGAAGCTTCTAAATACCTTCAGGATAGAATACAGAAAATAAAGGATAGAATATCAAGTATTCCAGATGATCCAGAGGAAAATTATTCTGCATTTACTTTAATGTATACAAGAAAATAGCTATTGACAAGGTGAATTTCAAGTGATACACTTTTGATATAAAATATGAAAGGCGGTATCACTTATGCGTGTAACAGAAATGGACATTGAAAGGCTGTATAATATTTTAGATAAATTAAAGGCTGAAATAAAGGATAAACAAGATAAAATAGCGGATGAAGAAGCCGAAATAATATCATTAAAGAAAGCTATTTTTGTATTGGAAAATGGATATTAAAATAGAATGGAAGACAGCGTAATAATAGAAATGCTATTCAGTTATGTATAAAAACAAGCGTTTAAGCCCCTATTTTGATTTAGGCATGGAATAATACCTATTTTAAAATTTAGGGGCTTTTTGATTGAAATAGAAAGGATTTTTGCAATGAATACAATACAAGCTATGTTAGAGGAATCATTAAAGCGTGAGGGAAAAACAGCAAAAGGATTTTATGATAACAAAGAATACAATGTATTATTCAGAAAGGTAAATGATGGGAATGGAACCTTTAATCATTTGCAGATATTTTATAAGATTGATTCAGGAATATATAAAGGTCAGTTGCTATTACATAACAATAAAACATTTATGGTATTGAATCAAGAAACACTTGAAAATGAAGTGTATTATAAGTCGAATGTAATTGAAACCAATATGATATTAAGTATCCCAATAGATGGGCATTGGCAATATATTCCTTGCTATGCGGGGGATCTTCAGACCCCAACGGTAAACGTTGGCAGCATGATTACAACGTTAAACGGAAATATTGAATTGATTACAGAAAGTACCAGTATATCAGATAAAATAGCTTATGACACAAATATTAACATATTGGGGGGAACATATGAAATATCGAATAAATATATAAAAGATGGGATTGCCTATATCTACGTGAAAAGAACAGTTTCAAGTAGTGATCCAGACACCTATACAATAACTATAACAAATACAGAAACAAGCATTGAAATAGATAAAACAATTATATTTAATGCTGAATGTAAAAAGAATGGAGCCATAGAAAGCAACCCAACATTAGAATGGAGTTCTTCAGATAATACTATCATGAAAATCAATAGTGATGGCGCTGCCAATGCATTAAAGGAAGGTACGATAACTATCACTGCGAAATGGATAGAAGGGAACATAACAGCAGCACATCAAATTATAGTTGAATCTGGAGTTATTACACCAAATTACACATTGGATTTATCCGATGATATGGACGGAAAAATAATAGTAGGTTACAACGGTGGAACAACAGTAACAGCCTTACTGAAGGACAGCTCTGGCAATATTGTATCTGACAATCCATCATGGTTAATTACTCATGGAAACTATAATAATTCATATGTTGTAATTACTTATCCTACAGCGAACACCTGTAAAGTAGTTGCAAAGGATGAATTTTCATTATATGAACAAAATATTACCATAAAAGCATCATCTAGCAATGGTATGTATACAAAAAGTATATCATTGCCTTTTGGTTCATGGTAAATAAATTATTTCTTGAATAGCTCCGGATTTTTAGCTTTCTTTTCATCAATATGAGCCTTAAGAACAGCCACACAGTAATTTGACACATTTCTTAGTTCTGTATCAGCTAATATGTCTAAATCGTCTTTCATATCCTGCGGCATTGTAACTAATACTCGGGTTTTATCTTTACTTATCATAATTTTCCCTCTTTCAAAAGTGTAGGTAATTGTATCAAATTTATTATAACATTATCATAAGTGAATTTCAAGTGATTAATCAAAATAATATTTGTAAATAATGGTATCTTTTTGTTGACAAGGTGTATCACCTGTGATACTATAATAGTAAGAAGTGTAACACCAACTAACACTTTGAAAACGCACATTGAAAAAAACACACAAAAAAGGAGAGTTAAGGCATGGCAAGATTTTTTGAGGATACTAAAAAGATTGAAGCAGATGAATTACAGGAAAGAATTAATCAGTTAATTTGGTGTGATGGTATCATATTCTTTAAAGTAATTGAAGTCCTTACAAAAAAAGACACACTTTATAGCAAAGAATTAATTGTTGAGGGGTTAGAATTTGAAATCGAGGAAACTGCCGGGATGATAATTGGAAGTGATGTAAACGAAGATTTATTAAATAATTCTTATGCTTTATCGGTATTATTATTATCTGGGTTAGAAATTTATAGCGTAAACGAAAGAATATTTGAAATCATTCTAAATAGCGGTATTATAATTATACAGGCATTGCCGGTTTGAACGTTTGAAACCATAAAAATGGATAATGAAATTATAGACAGTATTTTATAATAATTTAGGGGTGGATTATGTCCACTCCTAACAGCAATTTAAAAAAGGAGAATATAAAAATGGGAAAAGACACAAATACATATATAGTTAGTTTATCAGCCAGTGCAATAAAAAAATGTAAAGATGAAAATAAAAAAATGAAATTAAGGGAAAGTGACTTCAAGGCAAGTCTACCACTATCCCTTGAGCTGCTTGAAATGAAAAAAATTGCTGCAGAGAGCTTTACAATAGACAATGAAAAAGAAAAAAGTACATTAATAATAAATGTGACATTCCGTAAAAAATACTTTGAATATAAAGTTAAGGATAATCTTATAGTAAGAAAAACCAAAAGAGGTATAAGGGTTGTACAGTGTAAAACACAAAAAGGAAAATGTATTAAAGATATGCCACTACAATTAAGAAAATATCTATACAAAAATGGTTTTGATTATAACAAGATTCACTATGTTGAATATAAAAGAAGCGGAGCCAAGGCAAAAGAGGGCAGTCATTTATTTATTGATGAAAAATATTATAAGCAAATGATTAGTTATTCAAGGATGGATATAGACATTCCAGAGGACAAAGAAAAAAAATATCCTTGTGACCTTACAGCAATGAAAGCCTATGAAAGTCTTGTAGGTAGCTCTATCGAATATACTATAGATATTAATCCGGATGAAATATTAATTGTAAATGATATAAACGATCATCTTTTTACAACACCGGCAAGCGTAGTATATTGGGACTTTGAAGAAAATAAAATCAAGGTCAAATATGAAGAAAATTATATAATGCACAATGATATTTTTGATGGTGAAAGCCTTTTAGATGAATCTTTATTCCCTAAAGATGATAAAGGGAATATGCCTGGCATGCAGTTGCTCCGACAAAGGTATTTAAAAACCTGTGCTTTTAATTGCTCTATCCAGAAATATTATAAATCAAATGGGATAACTGAAGTAATTAACGCTTATGGAACGAAACAAAAGGCTGATAAAATAAAGCTTATAATCACACCTAATTCACTGAAATTAATTAAAATTAGAGCATTTATTAACTCTGAATGTACAGAAAAAGAAGCATATGAATACTGGATTAATCATCTATCAGAAAGCATTGATAACCCTTGTCAATTTGGAGTAGTTAAAACAGAACATCATAGCAAGTATGGAAATGGTAATTATAATAAGGTATCCTATCAGATGATTAGTTCACTTCCCCTATCATTTACCGCGGTGCGTAATTTATTGGAAACAGACTTCAGATATATCAAATCTTTAAAGAATCATCCGGCAGCCTTCAGGATGCATATAAAAAACTATAAAATAACTTGTAGTGGGGACTTTATGCACGGTTTATTAAGTGTGAGTGATGATTTTTCAAGGACAGATATTTATAGAGGTTTTTTAGATGATACCATTCAGGCATACAGAAAGAAAATGAAAAAGGGTAAAATCAGTGTAAAGGGTGATTATTCAACTATTTGTAGTATGCCATATGAATTATTGCAATGGTCTCATGGTGTACGGCCTGAAGGCAGCTTAATAAATCCAAATGAGGTATATTGTAAAAGATATATCCCTGGTCAAAAAATAGCGTTATTCCGGAGTCCGCATATTTGTGCATCTAATGTCATAGTCAAAGAAAATAAACACATTGATTTAATTGATAAATGGTTTAACTTAACTGATAACATAATAGTTATATCTCCATGGGAATCTGACATATTGCAAAGGGCAAATGACGCAGATATGGATTCTGATACATTTTTGTGCGTAATTGATAAAACAATAGTTTCTAGTGCTGAAGAGGTTCAAGACTATCCAACCCCCATTAATGGAATAAAAGATACAGGAAAAGCAACCTGGTATAATGAACCTGATAGCCTGGCTGAACTTGATGAGAAAATTTCAAATAATCTTATAGGCAGCATCGTAAATTTAAGTGCAGTTTTTAATTCATATTATTGGGCTGAATATTTTGAAACAGGAAATAAAAATAGTGATTTATACGATAATGTATTGATACTTGCAATTTTATCCGGAATAGAGATAGATAAAGCAAAAAAAGCATATAGCATTGATTCTGAAGCCATTTTGAAAAAATTAAAAGAAAATATTGAGTATGGGAAAGCTCTTGTAAATCAGTATGATTATAAGGATAAGGAAGATATTTTTAATAAACAAAATGAAATAGAATCATTAAGGGCTGCTCTTTCTAAGGATAGAAAAAATGAAACAAAAATACAAATACAAATATCGGAAAAGATTCATGAATTAAAAGAGCTGAAGGAAAGAACAAAAGAAATTGATAGACCGATTAGACCGTATTGGATGCAATTTGTCCAAAATAAAAAGGTGGCTTTTGTGTGGGATAAAGACATTAAATGCCCAATGAACTATTTAATAAATATCTTGGAATCAAAAGAATCAAGCCTTGCTATACGTGCGGATCACAATATAAAGCGTAAAAGCTTAGAGGAATTTTTTAATTATGAGGGGACAAATAAGAATAGTCCTAGCGGAGAAAGCATAAAAAGAATAATAAAAGCTCTGCTTGAATATTGTGAAAATAAAAAGAATATCCAGAGGGATATTAAAAGGGATAGAAATTTAGATAAACAAAAATTTTATGAAATTGAAAGCAATACAATAAAAAAACTGAAAAAATTTAATATAACAGAGGATAAATTAATAGCGGTATTATATCGTATTTATGCGGAAAGCGTAGAAAAGGTATATTATGTAAACAAGGAAATGAAGAAAAAGAAAGTTAAAAAATATCCAGAATTATACAAAGAAAAACTTGCTATAATGAGTATTTTATTTAAGGGGTATCCAAAGTTATTTAAAAAATGTCTGATAAATTATGCAAATGTAAGGACGGACTTAATACAAGATATTACAGGTGACGTTGACATATGGGGCATTAATTATAAAATAACCTCAAAAAATACCCTCGAAAATTAAAGACAAAAAAATCCCTAATCCCTTGTAGTGAAAACATTTACAGGGGACAGGGTAATTCCGATATATGGATATGATAATATGAGTAATAGAGGTAATTTCTTACCCCTTGAACAATATTATACATCAAACTTCAATCTCTGTCAAGAAAAATTATTTGATTCATTTATAAAATGTGCCCTTGTATCCCAACGGGGCACACTCTCCTTTTTTTATACAACAAGTTTTATAAACAAAGAATAATATAAAAGATAGTAAATGTCAAGTATTTTTTTGGAAAAACCATTTCTTTCTTGATTTTGATTCAATCATTTTGGTTTGAAGATCAATAATCATATCTGACTGGGAAAGAGCTTTTTCTTGTACCTCTGCCAGCTTAAGCAATAATATCTTATTTTCATTTTGCAGTTTCTTAATTTCTTCATCTTTTTGGGTGTCTAAGATAACAATTGTATCCCCTTCAATTTTATCATCAAGAAATTTAACGGCAAAATCGTCAAGATTTTTTATCCCATTTTCTTTAATGATATGCGGTTCAAGGTCACTTTTATACCTCTTGATATGTTGGTATATGCTTTGGGGGGTTACTCCCTTATTGGCTGCATAATTTTTAATGGATATCATTATAATCACCTTATTTTCAAGATTTGCAATGCTTTTAAAATTATTTTAAACCAAATTTAAAACGTTTGCAAGTTATTTAAAAAGTTAGTAATTCGCCCCTTAATATAACCTTTCAGGGCGATTTATTATAAAATCACAAGAGTTTCTATACTTTTGTACATTATTTAATACAGGGGGGTTTTCTCTCCCACCCCCCTAACCTCCCAAAAAAATTTTATAGGGACTTCTTAATGAACTTTTAAAAGGGCATTAAACGAAAGTAACTAGAAAGGAAAAAAATATATGGAATTAGATAAAATGGGATTAACTGAAGAACAGTTATCCAATATACAAAAATTAATTCAAAGTGAAACTGATAAGGTAAGAACTGACTACAGTACGAAACTTAAAACGGCAAACGATGAATTACTAAAATATAAGCCTGCAGATAAGACAGAGGAAGAAAAGTCTTATGATCAGAAGCTTATGGCGCTTGAAAAGCGTGAAAAAGAACTTGCTTCAAAGGAAATGGCAAGTAAGCTAAAGGACAAGTTGTCTGAAAAGGGCTTGCCGGATGAATTAGCACAATATCTTAATGTTGGGGATGATTTAGAAAAATTCGTAAATGATTTTAGTGGGACAGTAAATAATATACTGCTTGGCAACGGGTTTAAACCATCTGAACACAAAAACAGTACAGGTATAACAAAGGAACAGTTTAAGAATATGACTTATTCTGAAAGAGCAAAATTATCCGATGAAAAGCCGGAATTATACAAAACTTTATCACAGGAATAGGAGGAAATAAAACATGGCATTAATTAAACCGGACGTATATGCACAGCTTGTGCGCGAAAAATTTGATAGTAAAATGAAAATTGGTAGCATGGCGGTTGATTTTGGGGTATTAACAAACACAACCAAAGGTGAGAAAATTATTTTTCCTAAATGGAAACTGATTTCCGATGCGAAAGACCTGGTAAAAGGTCAGCCAATTCCTACAGAAGGATTAGACCAGGATGAAAGCTTTGCAATGATTAAACAAGTCGCAGCTCCTGGAATAGTGATTTATGATATTGATGATGTTGCCATGCTTGGAAATGCAATTAATGAAGCATCAATTCAGCATGGACTAGTAATAGCAAGAAAATTTGATCAGGATCTTATTGATGAAGCTTTGACCTCACCTTTAAAATCTGCTAGTGCAAGTGCGACTGCTATTACAAATTCTGAAATTGATACAGCCATAGGCTTATATGGTGATGAACAAGACACGGAAACTTTTGCCGGCATCGTAATCAATTCTAGATTATCACATTCATTTTATAGTATGCCTGAATTTGTAGATACTACAAAGACATTCAATACAAATGGAAATGGAATAGTTAGAAATGGCGTGATTGGATATTATAGGGGTATTCCTGTATTCATGGCCGACCATGGAACATATGATTCCACAAAAAGCGAATGTCTGACATTCATTATTAAAAAGAACGCATTAGGCTATAAAACTAAAAGAAAAATAAACACTGAAGAAAAGAGAGAAGCAGACTATAAAAGAAGTACAATCTTTTCTGATATGATTTATGCCGTAAAGCTTTTAGCTGATGACGGAATTGTAATTGTAAGAAAAACAATTGCTTAATACATATACTTGTAGCCCTCACTATTTGGTGGGGGCTATATTGGTGTCTAAATTTAGACATTGTACTTTTTTAATTCAATTATATTGTGAGGTGAATAAAGACGAAAAACAAAAAAATTGCTTTTGTAGTTAATTTAATTTGGTACATTAGTGTTGTCATAAATGGAATTTGCATGACCTATGAAGGTAGATATAATATTGCTTTTATATGGGGATTTATAACAATACTAAATTTATTTACGATAATCCAAAAATACATTAGAAGGAGACAAATCAATGCTTAACGGTAAGAAATTACAATTTTTAAGGCTGTATCATGGATATTCCCAGAAATATATTGCTGATGCAATCGGAGTTTCTGAAAGATGGATAGGAAAGATTGAAAACGAAGGGTTTAAACCTTCAGATGAAGTCTATGAAAAATATTTAAGTGCTATTTATGGGAAATTAAAGCCCAACAAAAAGAAAGCTGCCAAAGAAACCGAAACGGAATAATTGACAGATATTTTTATACAACTTGTTGTATGAGAAAGGAACAACATGAGCGGTATGGAATTTAGAAAGTGGAGAAGGGACAACGAAATTTCTCAACAAAGAATTGCTAATTTATGTGATGTACATAAGGGTACAATTTGTAATTGGGAAAAGGGTAAGACAAAAATAGGCAGTAAAATAGACGAGGATATTGTAAAAATTATGGCATATATCGAAGAAAATAAGAAAAGGGAAGGTATTGAAAAATGTTTGGAACAGTTAAAAATTATAATCATTTAAAGGGGTTTGGATTTATCAAAGGGATTAATGATCAGGATTACTTTTTCAATATTAAAGATACACAGGACGGATATATTGAAAAGGGTTATTTAGTTGATTTTAATGCCGGTACTGACAGAAGAGGCAGAATCAATGCATGGAATATAATAACTATAGAATCAGATAATGATTAAAAAGGGGTGTATATATGAGCAGTCTAACAATTATACAGGAATATGATAAAATAATTTTCGCCACAGAAACGGCCTTCAGTTTTGTGCTGAAGGGGGAAACGGAATATCGTAAAAAAGGGGTTAAAGTATTAGATAAAGTTATTCAAGTTGGTAAGGATTCATGCTTTATTAGTGGAATGGAACCATATATTACAAGCGTTCGAAATAAAGTAAATACACTTTTAGACAATGATAATCATATTAATTTGGATAAGTTCACAGAATATTTAAGGTCTGAATATCCATCAAGTAATAATGAAAATAAAAATTATTCACAAGTTGGTTATGCTATTATGGCAATAAAAAAAGGAAAGACACATATTTATCAAGCTTGCCAAGGTGTAAATGATTATACTATTTATGAAATGACTCCCAAAAATAAAACAGATGTGAATTTAATCGTTGCCGGAGTACATAATGAAAAGTTGCAAGATAAAGCAATTAAATATTTTTCTCAAAATTATAACTGGAAAAATCCAAACAAGCTAATTGAATTTTATCAGAACAATTATTGTAATTCTATTGGGCAGGACGTTCTTGTTTTTTGCTTGGATTCAAAAGGGTGTAAAAAACTGAAAGAACAGCATTTAATTGAATCAAATATAAGTTATATTGATGATATAACAGACTATTGGAGATATAAAGACTATGTTGAAAACATACTAAAAGGTGGCGAATATGGTTATATTTCTGGTTCAACAGTTACAGGAGCCACAATAAACGGTTCACAAATTAATGGCACTGTATTTACATCTTTTGGATATAGGGACAGTATACCACAAAAAACTGTAATAGATAATGGTTTTATAACCACTAACTATGTGAAAGTAAAACCTATGAACGGAAATGACTTTTCCAATGATTCCGCAGGCTACACATATATAGGAGCTGGACAGATTGGAACCTTTTCCGGTGGAAAATCTGTATTTGATGTAACAAACGGTTATTTGACTTGTGAAAATGCCGAAGTAAAGGAAACCTTAAAAACAGATAATATCAATGCAAATAAATTTAATGGTTCCCCTGTCTATGGTGATATTATAACAAGTATTAATATGCGTGATGGACGTACCTTCCCACCGGATTCACATCGTCATGATACCCTATATAATTATTCCGGACAATCTGCTTTCTTTTCTGACGCTGGTAATTTTGCTTGCAGAAATGGTGGTGACTTAGGATCTGATTATTACAGATGGCGAACAGCTTATTTAATGTCTAGTCCTTCCGTTACCTCTGATAGAAACTCGAAACATGATATCGAAAACTTACCAGAGGTATACAAAGAACTGATATCAAGGCTAACTCCGGTTAGGTTTAAGTATAACGAAGGAACTTCAGACCGTTATCATACCGGATTTATTGCACAGGACGTTGAACAAGTATTGTCCGAACTTGGAATTGATTCAAAGGATTTCGGAGGGCTTGTAAAGGCTCCTATCCATGAAATAAGAAACGCAGACGGCGAATATGACACAAGCAGCCCTGTCACTGGTTATTTATATATGCTGCGTCATGATGAATTTATATCCCCTATTGTGTCAGTAATTCAAGACCTTCAGAAGGAAGTAGCTAAATTGAAAGAAAAAGTATCACTATAAAAACAAAGTGATATATAATATATAATTTGAAAATAAATCGTTGCACTTTATGGGTAACTATGGTATAATTTTTTTAATAAAAAATAGGAGATGTCATTATGAACAACAATAGAAATAATCATGTAAAAAAAGAAGCTATAGTAATTTTCTCTGGTCATGTAGCAAGGGAATTACTGAAGCGTGGATTTACGATAGTTGACCTGAAACCGGATAAAACTAATAACTTAAAAAGTGTATTCGTTTTTAAGGTAGAAAATGACATTGAAAAACATATCAGAGAACTTACCTCTAATGACATAAAGGAAAGTCAAATACATAATAATTTAGCATTTAGTTAACACAGATAACTATGGGGGATATTCGTCCCCCTTTTTTAATTTACATAAAAAGTAAACACACACAAAAAGGAGAAACTGAATATTGAAAGTAACATTGATGCTTGATGACAAGCGGTATGAAAAAAAGCCTGTCAACGATGTTGGTGCAGTCCAGAATCGTATTAAACAGGCTTCCATTGAATTAAAAGACTTAGCTTTTGGATTATGTAACGGAATGTCTTGCCGGGCATCCGTACTTGAAAAAGGTCGAAGTGCCGAGGGGTGGCTAAATCAACAAGTCTTTATGATTGACTATGACCATAATATCACAATTAAAGAGGTAATGCAAGAATGTAATAGAATTAATATATTACCTTGCTTTGGTTACACTTCATTTAGTCATACAGAAGCAGAACATAGATTCAGGCTAGTTTTCATTACTGATGAAATTATAACCGATGGAGAAAAAAGGGATAGATTACAAGTAACACTAATGCATTTATTTGGAGAATCAGACCCAAAATGCCTAAATAGGGACAGGCTCTTTTTCGGTGGTAAAGATAAAGTCCCATTCTATGAAAATTATGAATCAAGAATAAATGCAGATGATATCATAAATAAATTCTTTAAAGATGAATACCAAATAAAAATTGATAATTTGAGTACATCAAAAAAGAAAAAGGTAAAAGAAAAACCAACAAAATCAAAGGATAAAATACCTGTACAAGATGAATTTATTGAAAATATACAGGCCATAAAAGAGCTGAATGTCTTGAAAATGCAACGTATTTTGAATGATTTACAAAAAGGGGTACGTGATAAAAAGGAATCTTGCTATCAAGTACCCTTTTCTATGAAGGTTGTGAGGTCGAAAGGTGAGTTATACAGATTCATTGATTCTATTGATTTATGTACTTTTTTAGGCATAAGTGAGGGTGAATTTATAAATTGTATATTGCCTGGGCATGTAGATTCAACACCTTCAGCACACATTTTTACAACTAAGAATGGAACCAAAATATATAAATGCTTTGGTTGTGATAAGGCGCTTGGGATAATAAGTCTGGTACAGATTCTAGGAAAGACAACAAGACGAAAAGCAATAGATTTCATTACAAAGGTATATAATGTAAGATTTTTAGAATCGGAATGGATAAGGGAACAAAGGGAAATAATGGGCGATAATATGTACTATTTGGATTCTGAAACTTTTGAAATAGAATTTCCCCATATAACAAGGCTTATAAAGAAAAGAAAGGTGCATTTAAGGGCTCTTAGTACATACTTTGAGGATTTTATCAATGAGGAATTAAAGTTAGATGATAAACCCTTATTTTTTGCTGGATATCCTAAGTTATTAAGTGTATGTGGTATAAACAAAAATAAGCCAATTACATTATCTCAATCATTATCTTTATTTAATTTGCTGAATATGATTGAAAAAGTTGAACCAAATAGAATCCCTTCAGACCAATTAAAAAAAGCTAAACATATATCGGCAATGTATGGATTCAAAAAATTGACTAATTTCTATCAATTTCCGGAGTACGGATATATACAGCTTGAAGATAGTGAACAAATAGCTAAAACTTTGATTGAAAACCATATATCTATTAAAGGATTAAGCAGAGAATATCTATTAAGGACATTCGGTACAGAATTGGCAGATAAGATATTCCCACAGTACATATATGAAAATCACAGGGGATCAGGAACAACCCCCAAATCTGATACAATGACTTTGGAAATAAGCAAAGAAATGCTTAAGGTTATAGCAAGTCAGGGATATATATTAGAAAAACAGTTTAATATTAACAATAAAGTTCATACCCAATGGAAAAAAAGCATAAAGGAAATACTTGATACTTATAGTTTAGTTAGGGTAAGAGCAACGAAAGACAATAAATTAAAATACAATATCCCTGAAGATATCCCGTATCAGTCTTTTGTAATATGTCCAGATAGGTAAAAAGGATAACATTCACCAAAATTTTGCTAAATGGAGGAGATAGGAAAAGCGAAGAAGTAAAATCAAAGGAAAATAATTTTACCTTGGTGATCCGAATTATTCGGTTGACCAATTAAAGCAATAAAATAAAAATGTGGTCTCCCCAAAATGGGGAGGCTTTTTTTTGAAAGGAAATGTAAATATGGGGCAGCAAAGAACAGAATCATTATTGCAGAAATTAAAGGCTGTAGTGCCTGAATATATAGCAAGGTTTATTATATGGTATAAAACCCCTGAAGATAAACGTTGTGATTTTAAAGATTTTATGCCATATGAACCAATGCTAAAGGGTAAAACCCTAAATGATTGTATGGAATGGCTTACCAGGGAGGATACACAAGAAGCTTTAAGGATTTATCTGAAGCATATGAAAAACTATAACTTGATGCAGCTCTATGATAGTATGCTAGAAAAGGCTATGGGTGGTGATGTAAATGCAGCCAAATGGATTGAAACATTTTCAAATAGTGATTTTCTAAATGATAAAACGGATGATATAGAAAATTTTATGAAAGGGATTAATATACCTTCTCTTAAAGGGGGTAACTAATGGCATTAAGTAATGAATCCATGGAAAAGTTATCCTATCTATGGAAAGATGAAAATAAAATTGATTTCATACAAACATTCATAAAGATTGTCGATAAACAGGGGAATCTAGTTCCCTTTATACTTACACCAGAGCAAAGGGACTTTGTAGAAAATCTTGAAAAAGAAAATATAGTACTGAAGTCAAGGCAGTTAGGGCTTTCAGTATGCGTTATTGCCTTATCAATACGTGCGTGTATCGTGAAAGAAAATATTACAAGTGTATTGATATCTCATGATCAAAAGTCTACCAATGCCATATTTAACAAGCTTAAACAGCAGTTCTTTTCCCTTCCTGATTGGTTAAGGCCAGAAGTCACAACCAATAACCGGCAAGAATTAGCATTTGCGAATGGTGGTAAAATCACTTGTATGACGTGTGGTAATAAAGATTTACTTCGGGGGGAAACGGTATCCGGATATATTCATTGCTCCGAACATGCTTTTTGGAAGAATACAGACAGACAAATGCAAGCAATTAATCAGGCGATATCTGAAAGCGGTATTATGGTAATTGAATCTACAGCAAATGGATTCAATAGATTCAGTGAAATATATTATAAGTCAAAGAACGGTGAAAATAGTTATAAACCGTTCTTTTTTAATTGGATAAATGGAAGGTCATTATTTTTAAACCAGTATGCACAAGAAAAAGAAAGGTTTAAATCAATTCATGGTCGAGACCTAGGCAATGAGGACTTAGACGAAAGTGAAATTGAATTACTTTCATTGGGTGCAACTCTGGATCAGCTGACTTGGAGAAGGAAAAAAATATCTGAAACCAATTTAGAAAGATTTCAAGTGGAATATCCATCTACTGACGATGAATGCTTTCTAACTACAGGTCAACAATTATTTGATTCTAAACGCATTGATAGTCTGGTAAAGACATTTAAAGATATTATGATAGGCAAAGATACTATAAAAGATTTAAACACATTGAAAAGTGATTTAAAGGCTTTATATGGTAAGTCATTTGTAATATATAAGCTGCCAGTACCTAAAGCTAAATATTATATTGGTGTGGACTGCTCTGAAGGTATCGGACAGGACTATTCTACAATTATAGTATTAGATAAAGACGCTGAAGAAGTAGCCAAATTTAAAAATAACAAAATCAAGCCCTATGAACTAGCTGACTTAGTGGACAGTGTTGGCAGGTTTTACAATAAAGGATTGATTACCGTAGAAAAAGCTAGTGGAGGGCATACGGTAATTGAAAGGCTTTTCCATGATAAAAAGTATCTGAATTTAACGAAATACAAAAGCTATGATGAATTTAATAGACCTCAATGGAAAAGGGGGTTTGATACGAATTCTAAAACCAAATCATTGATTGTGAATGATGCCAGGGAACTTTTTGACAAAGGCCTGATAAAGATTAATAGTAAGGATTTATTGGAGGAACTAAAAGTATTTGTCATGAATGACAACGGTTCTATGGGAGCAATTACAGGATCACATGACGATTTAACAATGGGACTATGTCTAGCAATAGTAAGCCTTAAAAATCCAGCTTATTATCCATTTTAAATACATTGAAAAGATTGAAAATAACATTTAAACGAAAGGAATAAGAAAATGACAATAGAACAATATATATTATCTTTTGATAATGCTAATAGGTGGTTTGTAGAGGAAGTGAACAAAGGATATCATACAACTAGGATAGCAAAAGTAAGGCATTATAAAGACTATATTCAGAGAATACATAAAGTATTAAATCGGGAAAATGCAGAGTTTAAAGGTAAGGAGCTTGTAAGCAGAAAAACAATATTACAGTATGCAAAAACTATATTAAAGTTTCATACGACTTATTTATTGGCAAAGCCAGTATCCTTATCAGGTGATGAAGCTATAGTAAATAAAATTTCACAGGTATATAAAAGGGGATTATATTCCACTACAGATTATACTATTTTAGACCGAGTTAATAAGTTTGGTGATGCCTATGAATACATTTACATAGAAGCTGGGACAATCAAAAGTAAAGTATTTGATAGTGCCGATAGTTACCCAGTATATACCGACTTAGGGGAATACCTTGCTTTTATAGAGCATTGGACAGACGCATTTACAGGTATCAGTTATTATAATGTATATTATCCTGATAAGGTGGATATGTGGAGCAATGAAGGGGGACAAGAATTACTGATTGACAGTAAAAGAAATGTATCGGGGTTGCCTATTCATTACCATAATATAAATGACAATGATTACTATTTTGGTGAAAGTATGTTAGAGGATATTATCCCAATAATGGACGAATTAGAGGACATAATATCTAAAATGGGTGATTCTATTTATATTAATAGTCTTAATCCATTGGGGGTTGCTACAGGTCAGAGAATTGATAGCAGCATACCAGCAGATGCCGCAGGATACGTGCTTAATTTAGATGGTGGAGGTACATTTGACTATGCTACTGCCAATATGGACTATAATACTATTAAGTTATATCTTGATAATGTAAAACAATTCTTGAACGACATTTCTATGATGCCTAGTGTATTAGGTAGTACAAGTAATGTAGCAAATGTATCTGAAGTTACATTATCTATGCTTTTTCATATGGCAAATATCAATGCAATGGACACGCAAAAATGGCTTAACATTGGGATGAACAAGCGTTTTGATAGTATAAAATCATTACTAAAAAAGATGGGGACTAGCATTGACGGTGATATTAGCATTGAGTATAATTTAAGTATGCCAATTGCCAGGGAACAGGTTATCAGTAACCTTAAATCCTTACGTGAAATGAACGCTATTTCTATTGAAACAATCATGGAAAAATCTGATTTAATCAATGATGCAGCCACGGAAAAGGAACGCATTAACAATGAAGGTAAGACGGTAGAACAAAAGTAATAATGATTACTAATATCTGATTATTTTTATAATCACTGCACTCGAACGGGAAAATTTTCGCATTCGAGACTTAATATGAAGGCAAATAAAAGTATAATATATATGCATAAACGTGTATATTATACAAGTTTGCCTTATGCATAAACTATATCATCTATTCTAAAAACCATTGTTTTGCGAATAGTTGAAATGATAGAAAGATTCTGAAAGCCTTGATTTTACTAGGTTTCTTTTATGCCGTAAATGTCTTAATAATCCAATGAATAATATACAATAAGATATAGAATATATATGCATAAAATAGTGTATTTTTGAATGATTATACAGAATTTATGCATAAAAGAAATGAATACAAAATGAATAAAAATCGTTAACTCCCTACTTGAATTTTATATTCCTATCAGACCACTTTTTACCCCACAACAAAATTTTGCATAAAGTAAATGAACCTTTGGTAAATTTGCCAAAGCAAGCCGATAGCGAAAATTTTCCCATTCGAGAAATAATAATTCAGTTAGGGAAAATTTTCACACTCTGGAACCGATGTGGAAAATTTTCCACCACGAGACTAAGATACGGAAAATTTTCCGCACCCCTAGATAATGAAAGGATAATTATCATGAAAATATTAGAAAGATTAAAAATCGAATTAGGCAATAAAAGTTATTTTGAAGATGCAGCATACATACAATTTTTAACTGAAAATGGATTCACAGACATTATAAACACTGATTATATCAAGGAAACCATGCAGAAACCTTTATTATTTACCGTCCTGGATATATTTGAATCTGTCTCAAATGATATTGACATTATGCGTAAGGTAGTCACTGAATTTAGCACCACGTCTGAAGCTTCTAAATACCTTCAGGATAGAATACAGAAAATAAAGGATAGAATATCAAGTATTCCAGATGATCCAG